CAGACGTGAGCATCGATCCGGCAGCTCCCCTTGTGACACAGGGATTCGTGACAGCGATCGAACCCGGCTACCGACGTAGAGGCAACACACTGCAAGTCGCTACCAGGATCACCTGGACCGGCTACTCGAAGACATCCATCTAGGAGAGTGCATGGCTACTAAGAAGATCAAGGTCAACATCGAGACTCAGGACCCAGGCACTCTCGTGGAGATTGTCGGGCTAGGCCTCGTCGAGAACGGAGGGACGTTGGAAGTCGACGAACTCCGTGCCAAGGAGTTCGAGAACACATACGGTCTCGAGGTTGTAGACGAAGAGATCCACGTTCCATACATCGAGACTGGTCCCACGTACAGCAATGTACCTGACGAGCCAGACCCTCTCCCTGTGGAGCCTGAGAAAGACAAGGGACCGGTTTCGACGCCACCAGCGACGTCGTCGACGCCTCCTGTAATCCCACCTACACCGGATGGAGGTAACGTCTAATGACTGTCGGCATTGGTGCTGGTGGGTTTATCGGCGTGGCTCACGAGGTCACACCTGGTACCTATGTAGCGCCTTCGAAGTACTTTCCGATCACATCTGAGAACTTGCAGTTTGTGCAAGATACTCAGTGGCGGAGAGTCCTGCGTCAGGTTGCAGACAACGTAGGACCGATTCAAGGCAATGTTCACGTCGAAGGTGACATCGAGTTGGAGTGCTTGACAGATGCACTGCCGTGGTTGCTTCGTGCATCGCGACAGACAGTTGTCAAGACAGGTGCAGGACCATACACCTACACCTTCACTCCGTCGCATGCAGCGCTTCCGCCTGACAAGACACTCTCGATCACAGTCGTTCGAGCTGGTGTCGTACACGGCTTCGTTGGCTGCTCAGTTGCAAGCTTCGCCTTCAGCGTTGACAACGGCGTTGCGACGTTCAAGTGTCATGTGGTTGGCATGGACGAAGCGACACAGACACTTCCGAGTGCTACGTTCTCAACACTCACACCTGGTGGCGCTGGGCAGTACTCGATCCAGATCCCGACAGCGTCAGCTGTCAATGACGTTGACACATTCAACTTCGAGGTCAACGACAATCTGGAGCCACAGTTTCGACTCCGTGCGCTTCGAACGCCAGCGTTCATGAAGTTTGGTGAGCGTACGGCGACGCTGTCGATCGAACGTGACTTCGACACACGGGCAGAGCTCGATGCGTTCAAGGCTCTGACATCGACGTCTGTGACAGTGCAAGTAGACAAGGGTGCCTCAGATCGAGTCACGATCAAGGTTGCTGGAGGTGTTCGAGAGTCCTACGTAATCAGTGCCCTCTCGGGACAAGGCGATCTGATTCGCGCAACGATCGGATGGCAAGGTGTCTACGATCCAGCCACGTCCAAGGCGTACGAGATCATCGTCATCACCCCAACGGAAACCGTTCCGTAAACCAGAAAGGAGTCGCTTGTGCCCCGAGCGACAGTTGCTACAGAGTCCGAAAGGTTCGACCTCAAGAGCTGCCCAGGAGGCTACGTCGAACTACGACGCATGTCTTACGGCAAGTATCTTGTCCGACAGGAGATGGCACTGAAACTGAAGGTGCAAGCTCAGCAAGGTTCGCGAAACTTGGATGCGGAGATGGGTATGGCCAACAAGGCTGTCACCGTCTTCGAGTTCAAGGAGTGTGTTGTCGGACACAACTTGACCGACGACGGAGACCAACCCCTCAACTTTGCGATGCCGCATACTGTCGAACTTCTCGATCCAAAGATCGGTGACGAGATCGGCACGTACATCAACGACATGCATCGGTTTGACTCGGGAAACTCATTGACCGCCTCCGATTCATCATCATCGGAAGCGGCAAATCCGAGTCCGACCCTGAGTGCGCTACCCTCATCGAGCTAGCCAACACGTGTCAGGCGCTTACGTGCCTACCCCGCAAGGGTGGTCTACTGGACCAAGATTGCTACCACGTGTATGGCATGCAAGTAGTGCATCTGCTACAAAACGAGAAGGCAGAGCTAAAGGCGAAACAGAATGCCGCTGGGCATCCGTGACATACTCCTAATTATCCGAGCGCAGGACCTAGCCAGCCGTGAGATTGGCAGGGTTGGTTCTGCTCTTGGATCGTTAGGCGCTCAGGGTGGTATCACTGGCCAGCAGTTGATGGGTGTCGGCGCGGGCATGGTTGCCGTCGGTACAGGCGTCGCAGCACTAGGTGCAGCTGGCGTAGCGTTCATGAAGAGTTCGGCTGACGCTGCAATGGCGTATAGCAACTCAGCTGCGTTGACACTCACACAGGTGGACGCAAAGTACGGTGCCAGCCTAAAGCAGATCAAGGACATCGGCAAGAATGTTGCTGGTGAGATCCCAGCACCGTTCGAAGAGATGCAGAAGACCCTGTTCGACATCTTCTCGTCGATGGACGTGAATACGTCCCAGGCTGAAAAACTCCTGGCCAGCTTCTCCAAGGCAGCGGTAGCCGGACAGACAGACGTTCAAGCTGCGGCCCGTGCGTCCATCTCTATCATGAACGCCTTCAAGATTCCAGTCGAAGACGTCACCAAGGTGATGGACGTTCAGTTCCAGGCTGTTCGTAAGGGTGTCTTCACCTACGAAGAGTTCGCCAAGACAATTGGTCGAGCAATCCCGTCCACTGTTCGTGCTGGTGGTTCGATTCAAGACTTGGCAGGCATGATGGCCTTCATGACGCGTAACGGTATGTCAGCTGCTCAGGCGGCTACATCGGCAGCTCGTTCCTTCGACCTTCTGTCGAATCCGAAGTTTGGCAAGAACATGAAGGACTTCGGAATTGATGTAGCTGACGCTGCAGGTAACTTCCGTCCAATGGTCGACGTTGCACAGGACTTGAGGGCCAAGATGGCAGGCTTGTCCGAGGAGGCAAGATCTACCAAACTCAAGGAACTCACCATGGGTGCGGGTGGCGTCATCCAAGCGATGCGCTTTATGAACCTGGCGATTCTGGATACAAAGGGACTCCTTCCTGAGTTGACTACAGCGATGAACGATTCAGGTGGCGCTATGACCGCTGCCTATGACATCATGGCACAGCAACCACAGGCGAAGTTGCAGCAACTCAAGAACAAGTGGCAGATCCTTCGTACGGAGATTGGCGACGTGGTCCTGCCGATCTTCATGCGACTGGTCGACGTTGGCATCACGCTGATTGCTTGGTTTAACAACCTCGATCCTCACCTACGCGACAACCTCATCAAGTTTGCGTTGTTTGGGTCAGTCGTTGCAGTTATCACTGGTTTGGTCCTTGTCTTTGTAGGCGTCATTACCATGATGGTAGGTGGCCTCATGATAATGGGCCTGTCGCTTGGTGCTGCTATCGGTGTGCTCCTAGCTATTCCTATTGTGATCGCCCTAATCATTGCCGCTATCGTCTTGCTGATCCAAAACTGGGATTCGGTGAAGGCAGCCGCTCAGTCTCTGGCAGACACACTGTCGGTGATATGGGATGGGATCAAGACATCTGCTATCTCCTTCTGGCAGTCCATTAGCGACAACGTCGGAAGACTGGTAGGGGTCGCTGCAGACATCGTCAAGAAGATTTGGACCGACATCAAAATCTGGTGGGTTGAGAACGGGAAGCAGATGCTTGACAATGCCAAGGGAGCGTTCCAGGCTGTTGTCGACGCTGTGCAAACGATCTGGGGGCCACTTGTCGAAGCTGTCGGGCATATCTTCAACGCGATCATGTTTGTGATCAGAATAGTGCTCGACGTCATCTCGCTTCTGTGGAATCAGTTTGGGGATCGCATCCTGAACATCATCACGATTCTGTGGAACACCATCTTCGAGGTCATCCGAGGAGTCATCAACGCAATTGCAGGCATCATCAAGTTCATACTAGCAGTCATCAACGGTGACTGGGGTGCTGCGTGGGACGCTATCAAGCAGATCGCTGACGGGATTTGGGATGCTATCTTTGGCATCGTACGAGGCGCCCTTCTGTTGATCAAGGAGGTTGTCGGTACGATCCTCGAGGTTCTGGGTGGCCTAATAGAGAAGGTAGTAGGCTTCGGTGTGAGCATTGTCGAGGGCCTTATCAAGGGCATCAAGAGTATGGCGTCGAAGCTTGGTGATGTCATCAAGGACCTCATCAAGGACCATATCACAGGTCCTATCCAGAGCATCTTCCACTTCGGCTCCCCGTCGAAGCTTACCACCGATATGGGTAAGATGATTGGTGTAGGTTTGGCAAACGGTCTAAGTGATAGTGAGAAGCTCGTGCGCGAGGCGTCAGATTACTTGGCGCGCGCAGCACAGCCTAGCGTCACGGCTAGTGTTGGAGCAAGTAGTGGCAGTGGTAGTACTGACTTCGGTACGTTCCCGCCACCTGCGAGTGGAGGCAACACACTAGTTCTCGAGGCAGGCGCCATTACGATCGTGGATGCACGCGATCCCGAGGCGACAGCTAAGGCAGTCGACGAACGACTGCGACGAGTGATTGACGAGTGGAGAAGTCGTGGCTGATATCGAACTTCGTCCAAACGCGTCAAGCGATCCACAAGCAGCCTGGACAATTGTTGGTGGTGCTGGATCGGAGCACGCAGCTACCAACGACAATAGTGACGCTACCTACGTAGTGAATACGTCTGGTGGGGCTACTAAGATTCTGATTCTTGACTTTGACAACTTCACTGTACCAACGCTAAGTCAAATCAGATCAGTGGCTCAGAAGTGGCGTCGTATAAGGGACTCAATAGATGGAACATTTGAGTCTAAGCTTCGTCTGAATGGGCTTGATGGCACAGTCTACACTATAGATAATGGTGCCGTTATAGCAACTAGTACCAACTGGTTGGAGAATCCTCCTGACGGTGGTGCTTG